TTTATTCTACTTTTTTTAATTTAGGTAATTCAATCTTTTTTAATTGAGGTAATTTTAATTGTACTTGTTTAGGAAACTCAGGTACATTAGCAGTTAATAAGGTATCTAGTTTTTCTTGCATTTTTTCAAATGAGAAATTAGTTTTACAATAATGTGCTAAACGTTTACCATTATCTTGATATTTTTTATAATTTTCAAAATAATCTCTTAATATACCACCTGCAAAACCATAATCAACTGTAAACCATTGAGATCCTTCAATTAACATATCAGGCACTTGGGCCGATGGGTGAATATTAGTTAAAGTTCCAGGTATTAATGACGTAAATTCAGGATTTAAGAAATCTAAATGGCCACTCCAATTTGAAGCTATAACTGGTTTTTTAGTTTGAGTAAATTCTAATAAGGGTCTACCAAATCCTTCACCTTTAGTAAAACTAACCATTGCTTTAACTTTAGAATGGTTATATAACTGGTTTACTTCATCATCTGATATTTCACCGTGAAATAAGTAAATGTTAGGTAAATTTTTAGAAGGCATAGATTGTCTTATAGCATCTATTTTTCTTAAGATGTTATTTCTGTCTATAATACTAGTAGGACCAGACATTGTTTTTAATATAAGAGCAGGTTTTTTGGATTTATTTTTAAATGCTTCTAAAAACATTCTAACCAAACCACCTACATCTTTTCTATCTTGTCCCCATTCACCTTGAAGCCAATGACCTACAAATAGGAATGCAAAATCTTCTTTTACATTATCTAATGCTTGTTTTATTTCAGAAGTAGGAGTTAATGGAGATACAAAATATTTAGTAATATCTATTCCTTCAAATAGTACTTCAATAGGTGCTGTTAATTCTACTGTACCAACAACTTGTTTGGTTTTATCATCTTGTTTTTGAAACTTAGAATCTTGGAATACCTTTTTAGCATGTTCTGAAGATACTAAATTTAAGTTCATTCTATTCATACCTTCAATCCATTGTGGGGCACAAATTGTAGTTTCAATACCTGCTGTAATTCCTATATTATATTTTCCTACAGGTTGGAATTCGTTAGGTACTGTGATTTGAGCCCAAATATCAGGTTGTTGTGTCATTTGACCTGGTAAAATATGAGATTCTAAAAATCCCCATTCTTCTTTATGGTCTTCTATGAATCCCCAAGGTGTATTACCCCAACGTTGTGGCATTATTTTAACGTCGTATTTATCTAAGTTAATTAACGCTTTAATTAAATCTCTACTACGAGAACCATATCCACTGTAAGTGTCAATTGGACAACTTATTACAAATGTATTTTTCATTTTATTTTATTAATACGTTAATTTATGAACTAATTCTAGGGGCTCCAAATCTTCTATTAAAGAAAATTCAAATGATTTTCTAGGTATAAATTTTTCTAAAGTCAAATCAATGTCCTTGATTACGTTATTACACATCATACGAGCTGACATACCTGATTCATTCGAAGTTACCCATTCTCTAGCTGCTTTACCATTCTCAGTTCTTACTTCAGGTGTTAATTCATAAACCTGAGTTATAGCTTTAGCTAAGTCTCTAAAATCTAATCTATCATCCCAAATATAAGGAGTGATTGGTGAACCTACTAATGACATATTATTTGGAAATACTGGTACTGCCCATTTACCATGTTTTTTATAAGTACCAAAATGATTTGATGGGAATTCAGGAGTAAAATCAACCCATTTTCCATTTTCATCTTCAAAACGCATTTGATCTTGCATACCACCTGTTACATTAGCAATAATCATTTTACCTGCCATCATAGCTTCAGTAAGTGCTAATCCCCAACCTTCATTTGAAGATGGTAATACTACGGCATCTGCAAGGTTATAAATGGTGTTTAATTCAGCTGTTTCAATTCTTTGATCTGAGAAGAATATGTTTGATTTTTTACCAAATAATAGGGTTTTAACTGCATTTAAATCAGTACCATTATCATCTACTATCTGAGTATGTAATACTAAAGCTACTTTATCAGCTTTTTCTTTAGGTAAAGAATCTAGGAATAATTTATGAGCAGCTAGTAAATCACTAATACATTTTCTTCTAATATTACGTGAATTAAAGAATAATACAAAATCAAATTCTTTATCTCCAAATAATTTTTTCTTAGTAGCTTGTAATTGAGATTTATCTTCTATTGGAAAAAACATTTTTTCATTTATACCATGAGGTACATAAGAAATAACTTTACCATCTGCTTTTTTACCTAAAACCATTTCATTAATATTTTTGGTTTGTTTAGATATTGCTAATAAAGCATCACATGATTCATAGAAAGCTTTATTATAAAGTGGAGCTGGTAGATCATCCCAAATGTTTAAGTAAATCATTGGAATTTGTTTTCTTACCTCATTTTCAATAGCAAATAACCAATCGTAATATCTTGGGTCTGTAAAAAACATTAAACCATCGGGTTTTTCATTTTTTATCATATATCTGATTAAATCAGCATTCCCATACCCATTATTAGGGTATAATATAATGTTTGAGTCAGTATTACCAGTTTCTGTATTAGTAGCTTCTGATAAATCCATTCTCTGTCCTGCTTCAGGATGATTAATAGCTGCTCCAATTACTACCCAATTGTAGTGGTGAGAGGTTCCTAAAACTATTTCTCGAGCCATTGTAGCAACACCCGAGTGCATTCTAATATCATCACAAATGAATAATATTTTTTTTCGTTGTTCTTTTGATATGTAACCTTCTTTCATAAATTTTTATTTTTCTAATTCTAAGTTCATATGGTTATGAACTAATTTTTGGAATTCAGGATCAGTTAGGTATAAATGCATACACCTGTCTGCTAATTTTTGTAATGAGAACTTAGTTTTAATAGTCTCGATTTTAAATGCCTCGAAGATATCTTTATCTACCTTCACACTTGTTAGTTGTTGATTTGTACTCATGTTTTTAATGATTATTAGTTAATGTATTCTAAATCATATAACTTTTTTAATTTATGGGTAGGTTTTTCCAAAATTGATTTAATAGTAGTAGGATTCAAATTAATTTTAATACTAGCATCATTAATACTTTTATAAATAACCCCAGTTGTTTTATTGAGAATCTTTTTATCTATTCTTTTAAAAATAGATATTACATCACCAATATTCCATTTTTCCATAGCCACATCAATTTCTCTATTTTGAAGAGGATGCCCTTCAGATAACATTTTTTTAATCCAATAATCCTCAGTGTCATAAAAATAATCTAGTATTTTAGCTCTAGGATTATTATAAGGTAAAGATGAGGAATGGGTGTATAACCTAACTTTAGGTGAAGATGATTTACCTATGTAAGTAATATTATTTTGTTCATCTAATAAGGCATAAATGTAAACTATGTTTCCTTCCATAATAAATAATGTTATATATATATGATATAAATATACATACTTCTAATAAAATTTGAAGGATTGTTTAACTTCTTCATTCTTATTGCACAAATCAGGGTTATTGTTGTAAGGGCAAAAGTGACAATTGTGTTTGCTTGGTTTTTTTTCTAATTCAACAGGATTATAAGTACCTTCATTTGTAAACACTTGAGTTAAAAACCCTTCTAATAATTGTGTTGATTTATTTATTTTTACCTTACCAGCTGCTGGTTTGTATTCTTGTATACGTTTTTGTGGGAAATCTCCTCCTTCATATACTTTTCTTCTAGTAATAAAATACTCCACCTCAATATTATCGATTGGAAAATTATATTGTTCTGCAAAGAATTTTTTATATAGGATTAATTGAGATATTTTAATATCATCCTTTTTTTCTCTATCACCCCAACCTCTAGTTGATGTTTTAATATCTAGAATTTTAATTGTATTAGTTGGTTCGTGATAAAATACTACGTCTAAAAATCCATTAAATAAAACATTATTTAGTTTTTTGATTGGATTTAAAACAATAGGTATTTCACAACCCACTAGGTACCATCCTCGTTTTGAAAAATAATTACCTTTTTTCTTTTTAATATAATCTAAAATCTGAATACCATCATCACAAAATTCGGCTAGCTCAGCGGCATTTGAAAAATGGATGTTTTTATTTTTTTTATAGAATGCTTGATATTCTTCTCTTAATGCATTTTTAAATTCAGCTTCAATATCTAATCTATCAGCAGCAGCTCCACTTTCTTCATAAAAGACTGTTAGGTAATGTTGGAGAGCACGGTGTAAGGCGGTACCAAATACAGCGTATATACTTGGTTCAAAAACCTTATATCCATCTCTATACTTTAATCCCCAATGAAATGGGCAAATTGAAAATATACTTAATTGAGAATAAGATATGGATTTATGAAAAGCATAATTTATCTCAGGTACATTTACCTTTTTAAATTCTTTTAATATTGAAGGAAGTTTTTTAGCCAAGTTTTTTTCTGTTTTGGATTTCTCTATCTAAATAGAATAAAGCTTTTTCTAAATCCTGGATTATATTGTCTTTTTTACCTGCTCTAGAAATATATTTAAGAGTATTACCTAAATTAAATCCTACTTCCCAAGCTTCTATAACTTTAATAGCTTCGTATGGATTATCTTTACCACCATAATGTGATGGGTGTATTACAGATTCTTTTTTTGGTTTTTCTTTATCAATTATGAAAATACCTTCTCTATCATTCATTTCTTCAAATTTTTTTAATGAATCGCTCATTTTAGCAATTTTTTAATTTCTTTTTCTTCTTTACCTAACTGTTGTAAAATTTCAGTTACATCTTGTTGAGTTAGAATATTACAATAATCTAAAACCTCTCTAGTACTTATTTGAAAATAATCAGATAATAAATTTAATACTTCCTTAACGTACTGTTGTTTGGATGGTTTTATATACTTGTTAAAAAATTTTTGTTTGGGTAAAGTTTTACAATAAAATTCATATAACTTTTGTTTTGGCATTTGATGTTCT